TAAATTTTTTTGGATCATATCCAAGCGCATCACAATAAAATGTTGCCTGTAAATGATAACATAAATCATAACATTGGCGTTTGAATTTTTTAGGTGAATTAAATTGACAAGTTTTTACATCACTAATCCAATCTTTGCCAATAACATCAGGGCGAACCCTTATAGGTATTCCCATAAATTCTAAATAATGTGATAATTCACATTTACCCTTGCAATAAAATTGGGCTAATTCATTATTTAAAAAACTATCCATTACATTTTTTATAATATATGAGTCTGAACTATTTATAATTTTTTTACCCTCTGATCTTTTAACTAAATTATCTAAAAGCTGTTTATTTTCTTTTTTTCTTTTATCGCCAATATCAGGAATTTCAAAATATTGTTCGCCATATATTTTTTGCCCCTCAATCATTATCGTGTGTATTGCTGAACCTAAATTCATTGCATTAGATGAAAATGGTTTTTGCTTTAAAAAATGTTGAACACTATAAGAATAAATTGTTTTTAATCCACTTGCAGAAATAGATGGATTTTTGTGATAATCTTCATTGGAATCTTGTTTAATTATCATTTTTTTGCATTACTAATTTATGTAAATTTTCTGTTAATTTTTGATTAATATCTTCAAGTTTTTCAAGTCGTTTATTTAAAAATTTTATATCAGATTTTTTTTCAATGATTTCACTTTTATAAAAATTGTTTCTTGTTTCTAAATAAGCAATTTCGCCTTTTAAAATAGTATTTTCATTGCTTAAATTAGCAAGTGATTCAGATAATGCATTTATACGTTCTAACATAAAACGATGATCATCAATCGGTGTTTCATCCATTAAAGGCATATTGTTATCCATAAAACATTTTTTTAAAATGGGCAATTATTTTTTTATAATTTGAGTTGTAAAAAATTAATAACATGATAATAATCACCCATTGATTAAAAACTAACTAAAAAGGTAAATCACCATCTGATTCTATTTGCTCTGATTTTTTGTTATCAGGCTTCCAAGTATTTAATTCTAAATAAACACCATAATCGCCATTTTTAATTTGAAATTTTAATTGTTTATGGGTTTTACCATCTTTGTCTGTATATTCAGTCAAATGTTGTTCTTTTTCTTTTACCCATTTAAAAAAATCATTAGGTGTTAAAATCATATCACCCAAAACAAAATCGGGAGAATTTTCTCTTTTTGGAAATGTTTTTATTCCTTTTGGTCTGTTTGTATTTTCTTGTTTTATTTCGCTCATTTTTTTAATTTTTAATTATTTATTTATTACTTTTTTTGTTTTTAAATTTTTCAGTTTTTCTTTTATTTGATCAATTTGTGATTGGTTTAAAATATATTTATCAGTGTTTAATAATTTATCTAATTTATCTTTTGTTTTATATTTATTTATAAATTCATTAAATTGATATGTTTCTAATTTTGGAGATTTATTAATACTATCAGAATCATTAGTGTCATCCAAACATAGTAAATTGCCAAGCGCATATTTTTTTGCATAACTTGACGCCGTTCCTGATTTTTGTGGCATTTGCATACCTTTTTGATTTAAATCAATAAATGCATCATCACGTGCTGTTATTGGTTTTTGGTCTTTATTTTTATTGTCAAAAAATTTTGCTTTTGCTCTAATGTATGGCATACCACATTTTTCTTTAGTTTTATTAGAAATAATAATACTGGCGTCATATTGTTTTAAAAATGGTTTTATATGTTCCAATATATCTTCGGCACTTCTAAATTTATAATTTCCAAATTGATTTTTTCGTGTTTTTGGTACTTTTAATTTTGTTTGTATTGCAGTTAATTTTTGAAGTATATTCATATTTTTAACGTTTTTAGGTTAAATTTTAGGTTTTTTAATATTTTAATATCTTTTATAGTTAGACTATCAGGATTTTTTAATTTAGATTTTAGAGTTGGCAAAGTACATTTTAATTCTTTACAAACTTTTATTCTTGTTAATTCTAAATCCTGTAAATCGTTTATAAATTCAAATTCAAATTTATTCATAATCATTAGATTTATCTGTTTACAATATTAAAAAAAATTTTTGATTTAAAAAAATATTTTAATACATTAGTCGTATAAAATAAATATTATAATATTAACTAAAAAAAAAAAATGAATTATTCCTTTAATACCAAAGATTTAAAATTACTAACTACTAAACAGGCGGAATCTGAATTAAGACAACTTAAAGAATTAGAAATGATATTAAGAGAATATTTGGAAAGGTAAAAAAATAAAACCCCCCAACAACAATTAAAGATATTAGGGGGCGAACAAACAAAAAAAAAGTTTATTCAAATACTGTTTGGTAAGTTGAATCAACATCATCATCTTGATTAGGAACATGCATTTTTAAATTATATTTATTTTCTTTCATATTATGTTCCATTCCATCAAGATAACAAGAAACATTTTCACGCAATAATTCTTGACCAAAATCAAATAAAATTTTATTATGCATTGAAATATGATTTAATGTTAAATTATAAAATGTTCCCTCATATTTTCTTAAATATTGGCGATGATCATTTAAAATTTCTTGACTTACAATTTGCTCCATTGTTTTATTAGATGTATCTCTTAATCTTTTATAATCGCCCAAGTAACGTCCCATAAAAAAATCGGTTTCTTTTGCTTCATTTGAAATTATGTTTTTTTCATTTTTATATAATCCTGTATATGTACCCGCTGAATCTAATTGACGCCTTTTTGAAATCATTTTATTATCAGTTACATCGTATTTTTCGGCAATATAAAAATTATCAATGTAAGTCGCCGAATGTGTTCCATTTGCAGATAATTGTTCAGGACGTCCCATGCGTAATTTTACAGTTTTATCATTATTGTCTGATGATGTTTCAAAAGGCGGCACGGTCAGTGTAAAAGTTTGCCATTTGTTCAAAGTTTCGGTTGTAATACCTTTTGTATATGCTGATGCACTTGATGCTGAAAATGTTGTGTTTGTGCTTGAATCCCATTCATTAGTATCAAAATTAAATCTGTGATCAGCAGTTCCATCACCGCTTAAATCAACATTTAAACGTATAGAAATAATATATTCAGCAACCGTTGATGTTGTTCCAAAATAATAACTAAAACCAATTTGTAAATCTTGATTTTGTTTTACAGTTGCAGGGCAAGTAATAAAATCATAAATAACAGTTCCTGTTGTATTTATCGCCGTACTTTTGAAATATCTGTTTCCGCTTATTGCTTTTACATTTTGACTGTAATCAGAAGCAAAAGAATAATCAGTTGATGAAAATCCTGCTGATGTTGATGCTACTTCAAAATCACCTGTTAATGATGTTAAATCAGAGGGAATAGCCATGTTTGGATTTACGCTTTTAACTTCTAATTTTGTTAAATCTGTAACGAATTGAACTTCTTTTAATGGTTTTTCATAGCTTTTTAATAAATCATTATTTATTGGATGCAAATCTTTTGGCGCTGTAAACAAAACATCATCATCAGTTGTTTCAATATAAGTTCCCTCATAATTAAATACTTTATATGAAATTTGTTCTGAACCTTGCAGTAAAAAGTCGTTTTGATAATTTTCTATTAATCCCATTTTTTTTTATTTATAAAATACCGTCTTGATCTACTCGCAAAGATACTAATGTTGAACTTGATGCGTATGGTGTAAAATTAATCGTTCCTGATCTTGAACTGCCATTGTTTCTTAAAAATGTTATCGTTACAATTGTATTTGATGGATTTCCAAGTTTAATACTTGGGCGTAAAAATCTCGCAGTTGTGTTAACGCCATATTTACCATTTGATGAAACTATAATATTAAAAGTACCGCCATTTTCACCAACGCTTAAAACACCACTTGGATTTATTGAAATTGATGATGCCACTGCGGCAAATTGTGGCGATCCACTTACATTTAAAGTCACACTTTGATCAGTTGCCCCAATATTTCCAAAAATAGTAATAACACAATTATTTGAAACAACACTTTTATTTAAACTTGCAATGCCACCCGCAGAAAATAAAGTACTTAATCGCCCTGCATTATCAAAATCATAATTAGTATTTGGGGTAAAAGTGACCGTTCCACTAAATGAATCATCTGATGCGCCTGTAAATGTTAACGATCCTGCGCTTTTGGTTGTGTTTGTTGTTGTATCATTTATAGTCACGGTTGTTGTTGTTTGTGGTCTTAATGCTGAACCGCTAACTGTTAAATATTCATTAGCACCACCATTTGGTAATGTGCCTGAAACTGTAATTCTAATAAATTCACCAATTAATGATTTTGCTACTGTATAACCCCCCGTTACACTTGCACTTATTTGACTAACACCCGTAAATTCACCCCCGCTTGGCATAACATTAAAATAAACTGAAAAGCTATTTCCAACCTCTGAACCTTGATAATTTATTGTGGCAACGGTTGGCGTTCCACTTGCACCAATTAATCCACTTTCTTGAAAAAATATTCTTAAAGTTCCACCAGTATTTGATGATGAAACAAAAGCCGAAACAGTAATTGTTGATGAATCTGAATCTGTACCTGCGCTGTTTGTTGCTGAAACTGAAACCGTACCGCCACTTATACTTGTAGTTGCAGGAAATGACAATGTTGGATAAGGATCACTTGTTGTTTGTGTTGTACCATCGGGCAACGTCCAAGTTGTTGATGTTGGTGTCCCCCCGCTGTTTAATAATGTAAAATAAAAACCAGTTCCCGCCATTTTAGAAACTGCACCATTTAATGTAATATCAGGCGCAACAACAGGATTGACAGAAACAGGGGGGTCGCTTTCACCCTCGCCAAATGTTGGAACTCCATTGTCTGCGACTGGTGTTGGATCAACTGAAATATCATCACCTGATGCGCTTACAGTAGATTGTGTAATTCTATTATCTATAAGTGATGAATTATTTACAATATACCATTTACCATAAGATTGGAAAATTCTTGAATTTGTAGCTTTTAAAATACGTTCTAATAATTCTTTTGCCGTCCTATAAGTAAATTTATTTGGATTTAACATTGCTATTTCATTAACCAAAATATCATGAAAAATTGTGTCGTTTGTAGCCCCGCCAACTTTACGGGTGTCATTTGCAATATAAATATCAAATTGATGTCCTGTTTTTTTTAAAATTTCTGTTATATAAAAAAATAGACTTTTTTCACCATCGGTTGTAATCCTTTCATCACCACTTATTAAATCAGCTAATGAATTTAATTTAAAAGGATTTGGCGCATCAAAACCTGATAATGTTCCAAGCCCGTCAATCGCTTCAAAAGTTAATGGAAAAGGTGTTGTTGTAACCATTTCTTGATAACGATCAACAACGATAAAACCTTCCCAATATGAATCCCACCATAGAGCCGAACCCGCTTTTGCGTCCCAATTTACGTCAGTAAGTTCCCATTTTGATTTTTCATCTTCCCACGCACCATCACCGTATGAATTATAGTAATAAACTTTTATTTTATATTCACGTTCATCAGCTTTATAAAATTCATCGTATTGTGTTAATGTTGTGGCGTATAAATTTAATTTACATCGTGATCCAATAATTGGTGAATAAATATCATCATCTGATTCCCATGTTATTTGTACAGGATTTTCAGTACCTATAAGCGGAAAAATTGTTTCAGTTTCACCACCATCAACATTTAAATAATCTTTTTTTAAAATTTCGACTTTAATTTGTCGATCTTCTAAATCACTAAAAAATAATTCAAATTTAACACCGTAAGCCATGTTATTTTATTCTGTTTCGTTGGTTTGTAGCCCTTTGAACTGCAACAACTAAATCTTGACCTTTTATTTTAAATTCTCCACCAACTTGAACATTTTGTGAACCAGTTGTTCCAATCATTGTTTTTAATTTATCTAAAGGTGCAACAACTTCGGGATTTGACTTTGCGCCACTATATTCACCCATTAATCCCATTGTTGGCGCACTTACAATTCCACCGTTTGCCATTGGTTTAATTGGTATTCCTGAAAATTGACTAAACATACTGGAAAAACCTGATGCACCACCGCCCATTATAGCGTTCAAAACTGCCGCCGCCGCCGTCGCCGCAACCAATTTAATCACTAATTGTTTTATATGTTGAATAATCGGTTCAAAAAAATTACCCCCTGAACCTAAATTTTGAAAAGATTGTGTTAATAAATCAGTTAAAATTACACCTTGTTGTAAAGTATTAATAAATGGTGCTTGTTCACTTGTTTTATTATTTGCAAGATTTGACATGCCTGATGTGTCGGCTGTTGGTTTTACATTTGCTCCAACATTTACTAAACCTAAAGGTTTTAAATCAGTTTCAAGCGTTGATACTTTTCTTAATGCAGGAACAACTGATGTATTGATTGTATTTCCAAGTTCTTGATAAGCTGAATTGTTTAATTTTATATTATTAGTATATTCCTTTTTGGCTCTAATTCCTTGCTCTTCCTCTTCTTTTATACGAGCTAAATTTTTTGCCGTAGTTTCCATTTGGAGATTATTAAATGCAACAAAATTACCGCCTGATCTTATTAAATTAAAAAAAGTTTGTATTCTTGAAACAACAGGATTTAAACGATGTAATAATTCTATTACACCAATAGTCAATGCTGAAACTCCCGTGACAATTATACCAATTGGATTTGTTAAAGCAATTGTTCCTAATATTTTTAAAGCACCTCCTAATTTTGTGATAACAGGAATTGCAGTCATTACGCCACTACTAATAAAACCAACACTTTTAATAAATGTACCTAAAACCATTATAACTGGGGCAATTACGGCACTTATTCCTGCAATTGTTAAAATTAATTTTTTTGTTTCAATGTCTAAATTGCTAAATGATTTGAGAATTACATTTGCTTTTTTTACAATTTTAGTAAAAGCAGGTAATATAATTTGACCAAAATTTGCGGCTAATTCTTTTAAAGTTTCTTGAAATATTCTCATTTGGTTAGCCGCACCGCCTGATGTTCTTGCAAAATCACCTTGTGCATTTGCAGTATTTTTTAAAACAAACTGAAATCGTAAATTAACCTTTTCAGCTTGTGTCATCGCTTTTATATTCTTTTTTATGCCTTGTTCTTGTGCAAATTGTTTTAAATTAATTTCGGTCATTATTATACCCAGCCTTTTTAATGATTCAGTTTCACCTGTAAATACCCCATTTAAAGCTGTTGTCACCTCTTTAATATTCATGTTTTTAAAAGATGCTAAATCACCCGCTAAACCTACTAATGCTGTTGACATTTCGGCGGCACTATCTACTGCAATACCCATTGATGTCCCCATATCACCAAATAAAGCCGCCATATCTAATGCCGTTCCCTCTGCAATACCAAAATTTTCTAATGTTGTTTTGCTAAATTCTTTAACTATTGATGATGAATCTTTAAAAGCAACATCAACTTTGTTTAATGATTCTTCAAAATCTGATGCCATTTTTATTGCCGCTCCACCTGCAAGTGCAATTGGTAATGTTAAACGTGTACTTAAAGACGTTCCAATGGATTGTAATCTTGTTCCAAATTGATTTAAACGTGTTGATGTTGTTGTTAAGGCTTTATTTAATCCAGTAGTATTACCATCGATTAAAACCCTTAATTTTTGATCTATTGGCATTTTTTAAAAGTTTTATTATAAATACAAAAATACTAAAAAAAAAGGGTTAAATATTTATCCCTTTTGATCTAACATGTTCTAAAAATTCTTTAAACTCTTTTGGTGTTGATTTTGGTTTTGATTTTTGTAAATATTTATCTTGCGGTAATGGAAATAGTTTTTCAGGTTTTATCATTTGGGATTTTTTTTGACAATTAACATTGTGGATCATTGTAGCCAAATATCTTGTTTGTTCCCACGCTAAATTTAATTTAATACTATGTGATTCGCCAAGAAGTTGATTTTCACTCCATGTATTTTGCCAAAAATCATTCGGATTAATTCCAACTTGTCCAATAAAATAATCAAGCAATTTATCCCAATTTAACGGATCATCTAATTTTTTTTTTCAGGATTTACAATTTTAACATCTTGTTTTCTATTAATTCCCATGTTTAAATCTTGTCCTAAAATTTTTGATTCAGTCATTGCAAGTACAATTTTTTCTAAATGATCAGGCGATAAATCACTTAACCAATCACCAACATTAAATTCATTATAATCAATTTTATTTCCATTTTCTTGATCATAAGCTAATAAACCTGAATAAATTAATGTTCTAATGTTTTTAATTGAAACGCCTTTTGAAAATACTGAATCTAATTCATCAAGATTTAACCCTAATAAATCAGTAAAATTAACCCAAAAATTCATTGAAAAATGAAGTGTGCGTAATTTACCACCAATATTTAATTGATAATAACCTCTTTTTTTGTTTGCCATTAATTAATTTTAAAAAATAAAAATAAGGGTTATTAATTAATTTAACAACCCTTAATTAATTTTTTTATGAATTAGTTGATTTCACAATTGAACCAGTTGTTGAAATTGAACCGCTATAAGTCACAGGCGATTCCATTTCCGCACTCATTTCGATACTACTTAAAAATCCCTCTGCCGTATAAACAGCGTCTCCACTTGCCGCAGTTCCGAAAATACATGTCAATTGAGTACCTGCAATTAAATAATCCGCTAATTCAATAGCGTTTGCAGTATCATCATAAGCAACTAAACCATCAAATGAAATTTCACCACTTTTAACGCCAGTGATAAGTTCTTGATAACCTGATGAATCTTTGCTTGTCGCTTCGGGTAAATCCACATTAAAAGTCATTGAACAAGATGTTGTGTGACCAAGTGCCGTTCCCTCTATTTTTAAAATTAATGATGTTCCATTAAATACTCCAGTTGTTGCCATTTTTTATGTTATTTTATTTTACAAATATACAATTTATTTTTTTTGCTTTTATTTACATTTATAGGTTAAAAACTATATTAATTATAATTTATTATTTCTTTTATCATCAAAATCCATAGCACTCTTTAATATAATTCTATCTAAAATATTATCATAATTTTCGACCATTTGATTTTGTAAGTTAATAATCATTTTTTCGTATTCATCTTTGTTTTTGTGTAAGTTTTCTATTGTTAATTCTAATTTTTCAATTTTACTTTTCATAGCTTCAATGTCATCAGGTTTACTTCCTGTAATTGTAGATACAACCATAGCCAAACTTGCAGAAAGTGTACCTACTAACATCATAACTACTTCTTTGTTAGAATCTAAAACAGGAAATTGAATAAATCCTACAACTAAAGCAACTATAAAAAAGAATATAAGTAATGCTCCAATATAATGACGTATTTCTTTCGCCACCCCATTTCTTGGTAAATTCATTTCTTTAATTTTTGGTAAATTGATATAATCGTATATGTTGCTGTAAGGATTAGAACTATGGTCTGTAAGATTTCATTAGCTTCATTCATTAAAGAAAAAAGAATTGCGAATCCATTAGCTGACCATACTTTTAAATCCATAATTTTACCAAAGGTTTCGCATTGCCCAATAAAAATAAACTCCACCTGTTGCGTTCATTCCTACCCAAATTGCAGTGCTATTAATTTTAAAATTAGTTGTCACCATAATTTATTTTTATTTATTTAACACCCTGTTTCATTATAAAGTGTTGATACTTCACTTGCTGATATTACTTTGTTGAATATTCTTAATTGATCAAATTTACCAGGAAACCCATTCGCACCTTCTCTATATGAACCTATATTAAAGCCAGATTCAATCGTTCTGCCTGAAGATTGAGAATTTATAGTGTCAGTACCAATTAAACTATTCTGTAAATATATATCAACTTCTTTTGAAGAAGCATCATATACAAATACAATATGATACCAAGTATCAGTCGAAAGGGTTGCAGTAGCATTATAACTTGAAGCGTCATAAGTAGAACCACTATAACCTCTTCTAAATTCAAATTGCACTCCATTAGTACTTGATGTACCTCTAATTAAAGTATAAAGCATTTGATAATTTGCTGAAGTTGTTGGATTACCTTTACCAAATATATTATAATAAGTTGAACTTGATGATGGTATAGACTCTAAATTAAACCAAATACTAATAGAACAATCATCATTAGATGTATTTGTTAAAACATTTGTAATATTAGGAAAAGTAACATAAGTGTTTCCTGTATCATCTGTTTCTGCACTTTGTCCATATTTTCCTGTTACATATGTTATGCCTGTACCACTTCCATCATAATTACCACTTAAATCATTTGCATTGTTTTCAAAATTGTAAGTAGCAACACAAGAACTATCTCCAAGTATTTGAAGCGTATTAGCTGTACAAGAAACTCCTCCAATAAACAATCTTTTACCTAAACTCATATTTTACTACATCTGTTTTTTTTGTTAAACTATTTATTTCTGATTCTTTTTCCGCACATTCTGTTCTTAAAGCTGATCTTGCATCTAATATTGATTGATCAGTTGAATTACCAAGTTCTTGGTCTCTAATAATTATCCAATCTGTTTCTTTTAATTTATTTTTGTAAATATGTTTAAGATCTGAAATTTTTTCAGCTTTAAGTTCTGAAACTGACTGACTCCAAGTCTTGTTCGTTTTAGAATAAGAAAATACACTATTATCAGAATTAAAACTTAAATCTCCTAAATTATGTATTTGAGAATCATAATCACTTGGATATTCAACATTATAAAATCCGTGAGTTTCTAATTCTGAATCCGATAACAAATCAAATCCTCCAATTACATTTCCCCAAGATTTTGGAAGTGCTGAATAAGTTTTAATTGAACCATTTATTTCTACTGCTTTTGCCATAATTTTTTATTTTTTATCTATTAACTTGGAGTTGAATCTGATGTATAAGCTGCAACTGAATAATTAAAAATTGCATTAGCTGAATCATCAATACATTCCACTTGAATCATATTTGTTGTACTTCCGTCATAATCTACTGCACCAACCTTATTAAAAGTTTCACTTGTTCCTGCATCACTATCAAAAGTTATTGTTTGACTTCCTGTTAAATTATAGAAAGTAATAACTTGTCCTTGTTTGAAGTTTGTAAAATCAAACTCTATCGATCCAGTTAAGCTACTTCCCATTTTAAAAGTTGTACCTGCTGACCAATCAACACTTACTGCTCCTGTGTATGTAGTTATATCAACTTTAGCTGTATATCTGTTTTCAATTTTTGCGTGTGTAATTTGGTCATCTGCAATATGAGCCGTGTCAATAGAACCATCTGTAAAATGTTCTGAATTAACAGCGTCATCAGCGATTTTTGTGCCGTCTACTGCGTCCGCATTTATTTTAGCGGTTGTAATTGCGCTGTCAGTTATTACATCAGTTGTTATTTTAGTAATTGCCATATTATGATAATTTTACATGTGTTATTTCAATATTGTTTGTGCCACTTGGCGGTGCAGTCGTAAATGTCAACGTTGTTCCTGAAACACTATAATTTAATTTAGATTGATAAACCCCATCAATATAAATTTGCAAATTATTTTTCGTAGCGGGTTCACTTGTTAATGTGAAAGCCGTTGTTGAACCATTTCCACTTTCATTCTCAACCTCGATATTTGGACTTCCTGACAAAGATACAAAATGTGTAATTTCTATATTACTTGATCCTGAAGATGGTGCAGTTGAAAATGTGACCGTTTGTCCACTTGTTGAATAAGTGTTTTTAAATTGATAAACCCCATCAATATAGATTTGAAGATTATTTTCACTGGCTATTGTATTTGATACATCAAATGTTGTATCTGAACCATCACCACTAAAATTTTCAGTAACTATGTTAAATGCGCCACCACCTGATTGAGTATTTGTAAAAGTAATTTTATCACTTGATCTTGCAATGCTTAATCCCGTACCCGCTTCAAGTACAATATCATCTGTCCCACTCCCTGAACCCCCTGCGGTTAATCTAATTTTTTCTTCATCAGAATTATCACCATCAACACAACTAATTGAATAAGTAGTATTGTTATCTGTTAAACCATCAATTTGTGTTTGAATTGCTGATGTAACCCCTGAAACATAACCGAGTTCGGTATCTGTAACGCTACTAACGGCAACTTTTCCACTTGAATTTGATACAAGTGCTTTTGACGCTGTAAGATCAGATGAAACAATTGTTGTTGCACCCCCTGTAATTGTGTCTTGTTTTGCCGCAATTAAATTTGTTATTGTTGTATTAAAATTTGCATCATCATTAAGTGCGGCGGCAATTTCGTTTAATGTGTCTAATGTCGCAGGTGCAGAATCAATTAAATTGGAAATTTGTGTAGATACATAACTTTCTGATGCTATTAATTTGAATCCGCTATCATAATATTCCAATTTGCTCTCAGTAGTATTATATCTAACAATACCTGATTGACCAGTTGGTCGTTGCCCTGTTGTTCCGCTTGGTAACCTAATTGCATCATTTTTAGAAGATGCATCGATAGAATATTCCGCTTGTGCGCCGACTCCAATGACGCCATCTGTATCAACGTATAACCCAAAATCGTTCCCATTTCCATCTGATAATTGTTTTCCCGATGTTGTTGCTTCACTGTTATCTGTAACTTTTATTAAAGATTTATAAGTATCTTTTATTTTTAATCCTGTTAATGAAGTTCCCATCTATTATTATTTTTTACAAATTTAACTATTTATTTATAAAGATATTTTTATAATTCATCCCAATTTTTATCAAGTAAATTATATTTATCATCTTTTGTTTGCCAAAAAAAACTGGCGATTCGCCTTTGAATAAAACGAGCAATTTTTTTCCCACTTGTTTTTATAGCAACACCAATTCCAATCATCTTAAATAAGCAATTACATCACCTTTTGAAAGTGATATTGAAGTTAAATTTCCATAAATTATTTGTCCCTCATCTAAATCTAAATTTGTAATTGATGAATCACCACCTGGTGCGCCACTTGTTAATGAAATTGTGCAATCTTTTAAAACTTGAATAGTTGAAAAATATTCCCCTGATACACTTGTGTCACCATTTGTTAATATTCTAAAACCATAATCACCAAAACTTATTTTGTGAAATTGATGTGCGCTATATAAATCATTTGCCATTTTATCTTTTTTTACCCCCTCTGTTTGGCGGTTTTTTATATCCTTTTGATGTTTTTAATCTTGATCTGTTTTTACTATGTATTTTTTTATGCTTTTTTCTTTTCTTTTTTTGATATGTTTGTATTACCCGCCTTGCCATTTAAAAATTTTTACATTCTGTTTTTTTTATACATATTCTCTCGCCTTGTCTATTTACTTCACAAAACTTTTTAATTTCTTGGCATACTATTTCTAAACTCGGTTTGGTACATGAAACAAATAATAAAAAAATTAATATTTTCATTTTTTATTTTAATTTACTTTGTTTTTAATTTTTTCAAAAGTTCGCATTCCACCAATTCCCAACATTCCAAACAGTACCGTCATTAAATGTTCCATTTGTAAAGCGGGGGGAACTTGTTCTATCCCAAAAGCCCAAATTGCTAAATCTCGAATGACAAAATTATAAAGTAATGCAACCGCACAAATCCAACCCGTAAAGGGTCGCCAACCCGAAACAAACACGCTTCGGTGTTGTGCTTCTACTTTATTAATTTCTGATTGTAATTCAATTAATCTTTGCGGATCAAGTTCTTTTCCTTTTATAGCTTCACGAATTTCCCAAGCTAAATTTCCCGCAACTGATTTACGACCATCGCCACCTTTTAAAAGACCTAATAATAATTTAATCATATAATTCGTATTTTGTTCCCTTACTTGTTTTAACAGCTTTTAAAATTCTGTTTCTATTTCCATTTGGCGAAACCCATGAAACGTGTATCCAATCGGGCGATAATTCTGTCCCGTGTTCCCAAATTAATTGATCAAATGAAAAATTATCTTTTATATATTCAAATAAATCAGCATTAGATTTTTCACCCATTGCATCAATATCAATGGCTTGTCCTTTTGTGTGTTGACTGGTAATTTTAGATTTTAATTTCAAACATAATTCGGGTGATCTAAAAAAACTATTAACCCTGATAGGTTCATTAGCCCATAATCTTAATGGCTCAAAAATATTTTTTGCCACTAATTTCATATTTTTAATTTGATCTTGATCAGGAATGTTTTCAATTTCATATTTTTCCGCTGTTTTAGATTTAACAGCTTCATTCCATGAAATATGTTCACTTATATATGCCATAAATTAATTTTTTAATTAATAAATAATTTTATAATCTCAAATATTATTACAACTGATAAAAATAAATGAATCATTCCCATTATTTTTCTATTATCTGACCATTGTTTTTTATACCAATTTATAATTTTTATTATTTTATTTTTCATAATGTTTTTTTTAATTTTTTAAAATTAAGTTTTTTCTACTCTATTTGCAACCTCAATAATTGCACGAAACCATGTTTGGTCATCTTCATAATCTTCTAAATATCTAACACGTTCAATTGTTGTTGTATATACATTAAAACCTTCTGAACTTAAATCAATATATCCTGATGATCTTGTTCTAACTAAATTTAAAACGCCGTCAACAATTTGATTTAAAATATATTCCCCCCCATTATCTGAAATGTATGATGTAAAACATTCTATTTTTGTCACACATTCGGTTGTGTAACTTGATTGATTTTCATCTATTTCATCCTGTAAATGTGAATAAATACGAATGTATGGTGTTGATGCGCCGTTTGGTATTCTGTTATAAATAGGAACTGTTGAACCTGAAATTGTAATTTGACCTGTTAAACGATCAATGTATTTTTTTCTAATATGGTGAAACGCTTCATTCATCGTTTTAATATTTTATTAATTCTTTTTTTTAATCTAATGTTTAACAATTTTATTTGTTTTCTTACTACTGGAAAAAAAAAGGGAATTATTTTATTTGCGTTTTTTGGTTTATTACCGCCAAATTCAACATACCCCGAATAAGGTGCTTCCGATCTTATTTCACCAACTGTATTTGGTAGCATTCTAAAATTTATATTTTTTATTAAATTACCCGTGTCAACTGGTGCCACTTTTTTCATTGTTTTAGCACTTAACATTATTGTTTTTGAAATTTCTTGTTCTAAACCAATTTTATCCAAAAGTTTTAATTCTGTAAATTTTTTTTTTAATTGTGCTAAATCTTTTTTATTTACTGTAATATTATTTTTTTTCATTTAGTCAATTTTTATAGCTTCAATTGTTGTGAAATATTTTTGTTGACTTTCATAAATTGACGTAATTCTATAATCGCCTGAAATACCTTGTATTTGCAAATAATCATCATTAGCAATTTTTGATTCTACTGTTTTTGACCTCATTATCAATGCTACTTCTAAAAACCGCCCTCGAAACCTGTCAGTTGATTTAATATCGCCTTTTTTTTCTTTTAAATTAGCCCAAACTGTTGCATAATCAGAAATGGTTGATGTCAAACCACCATAACCATCAGCGGTTTGTGTTTGTCTTTTTACAATAACCCTTGTATTTAATTTACCCGAATCCATTATTTATATAAACATTGTTTTTTCTGATGATAAAATATTTTTAACATCGCTTGGGATTTTTACAGCCGATACGCCTTGCATAACTATAAAATCAGATCTGTTATCATAATACGTTGCCACTAATTGCAAAATCGCTTGTTGCAATAATTCTGTATCAACACCCGATGTCACATAAGTGACAATAATATCTTTTGCAGGTAATTCATCAAGTTCAATAATATCGCCGTTAACACCATAAGTGTCATAAGTTGCCGCAGAACCCTCAACTGTAATTGATGTAATTGAACTAATAGGCGCAAAAGGTAATGAAAATCGTTTGTTTATATCTTCAAGATAATATTGACGTGTTTTTGCCACAATATCTTTTGTCAAATAATTTTCACACCAAATTCGTGCTTGTTTGATCATTGTTGCAATTAATGTATCATCATCAGATGTATCAATTCTAATAAAATCTTTAGCGTTTGCAGTGGTTACAATTTCTGATCCACTTGTTGCAGTAATTTTTAAATCAGGCATTTTTTATGATTTTTTTGTGGTTCTTTTTTTTGAAGTCTTATCTTCTTTTGTTTCTTTTTTTCTTTTTTCCTCTTTATATTCAATGCCAATACCTTTTGAAATATAATGTTGAGCGGTTTTGTTGTCCAGTTCTATAATATCGCCCTCATTACGCCAACCTGAACTTGAATAAACGCTTTTGGTTATTTTAATTTTTTTCATTTTATAAATATTTAAATATAAAACAAAGATAAAAAAAATGCGCCATTCCGAAGAACAGCGCAAAACCTAAATAAACCCAAAAACAATTAAAGAATTATTTAAAAGCAAAGTTATTAAAAAATTTGGCATTTTTACCATTTAATGACAATCTTATGCTTTGCATGTTTCCAGTATTTTTAAAAATAAAGAAACCATTAAAGAAATTGACCCAAATAGCAAAGTAGTTAATTTGATCCTTAAAATATTCCCTTTTATTATTTTGGATTGGTATGTGTACGGATTTATGATTTTCACGATCGGGAGATTTAGTTGTTGATTTGATTTGAATTTTAATTAATTTATTTCCAGTATCAACAATCATATCATATATAGATGAATCCAGTAAAGGCATAGAAACATTATAACCTTTTTTAATGCATTCAGTTGCAAATAGATATTCAGCTAAACAGCCACGTTGATTGGAATCCAATTAATATTTGTATTGGTTTTATGAAAAGTAAAGATAATAAAAAACCCTTAACAATTAAGATAAGGGCTTTTCAAACAAACATTAAAGATAACTAATCATTAAAAAAAGCATTTTCGCAATTTTTATCACAAAATTTTTCTTTTGATAATTCGCCACAAAAATCACATTCATAAAAATCTGATTTATCATCGGGCGGTGTTGCAGGGCGTTCCATTATTTTCTATTTTTTATTTCTTTTAATCTTTTATCTAATTTACAAATAATATTATTCATAAAAATACGATCCCCCATATTTAAATGTTGTTGAATATCTTTTTGTGAAATTATTTTTAAATATAATTCAAATATATCATCCATTTTCATCAAGTTTATTTGCGTAAATAATTAAAGACAATAAGATCATTAAAATGCCGTCAATGTATAATTGAAAATAATATGACAATCTTATTCCCCAAATAAAAAAACCGACAATTAAGTATAATCTAATTCTGTTTTTCATTTTTACGGTGTTAATAATAAATGAGCGAATAAAAAAAATAAAACTTGAAATAATACACAAAATAATATTGAGAATAATAACAATAATTGTATTCTTTTTTTATTAGTTTGATCATCAACTTTTTTTATAATATAAAAATTGTATTTAGATATATCTTTATTTATTTTCATTTAAATCTTGTTTTACTCGTTCATACATAATATTTAACATTTTTTTGTCCAAATTTTCAATAAATTCTTTTGGATTTTCCATGTTCGGATTATTAATAAAATATTTTAATAGAAATTGTTTTTTTTTATTCATCTATTATTTCAATTTTAGTAACTCCATTTTTATTTATCCTTTGAATTGTTAAACCCGTTTTTAGTTTAACATTTTTTGGAAAAATTTGTTGTTCCCTTTTAAAAGATTTTTCACTTTTAATTCTTTTTAAATTGTGTTGAAATTGTTCTTTTTTTGACATAATTATTAATTTAAGTTATTTTATAAATAAATCAGAATCTTTTTCAAAAAGTCGTTGTTTTGCTTCTTTTAATTCTTTGTAATATTCTAAAGCTAAATTGTAACGATAAGTTTTTATTTTTTTATTAATAACTGATTTATAATAAATATAAGTACCATTACTTAATTTATTAACATTAAAAAATAATCTCCCAATTATTATAACGTAAAGTGTTCTTATCATTTTGTTTGTTTTTAAGTTAATGTTAATTTTGCTTTTTGCAGTGCTTTGTAATATTCTAAAGCTGATTTAAAACTATACATTCTTGAATTATACATAATTAATCTATTGTAATTATAAGAACCGTCATTTAATTTGTTAATATAAAAACATGATTTATTGTCAATAATTGTTTCATGTATTGTTATAAATACATGTGGCTTTTTAAAAGACCAGTTATTATTTTTTACGTTAGTTTTTATTTTTGTCATTTTGTTTGTTTTTAATTAATAATATTCAAATATATAAAACTTTTTTTAAAACACAAAATATTTTTTAATATTTAAAATAAATTATTGATATAGGTATAAAAAAAAGGGTGAAATTAATCACCCTTAATTCAATAATACTAATTATTATTATGAAGTTTCTAAAGCTGTTTTTGCAGTTGAGAAAGTTCCCTGAACAATTGCGTTCGGTTGATAATTAGTTAATGCCACTCTTTCTTGGCATTTTACAGTTACAAAATTCTTTTCAAAATTATCAGAATTTTCACGGCTAAATGATACCGCTAAATTTTCTCTGATCCATAACTGCGTTGCTTGTGCTAAATTTCCAACTAAGAATTTACCATTTGGTACAGCCGTATTAGTTGTAACTGGAATACCCATGATTGTTGGTTGTACCCCCGTATAAATTTGCTGTCTCAAATATTCATTAGCTGTTGATTTCAATAAAACTATTTTATGTAAATCAGTAGGATTAACAAGAATTGAATCCGCTTGATAATTTAATAGAGATAATTGATTTAGTGCAACAACGATAACATCATACTCATTAGCTGATTCTATCGCTTGATAAAATAAACCACCTGATGATGTTGTGAAAGCAGTTCCATCAGTAAATAAACCGTCAAGATTTGGCGATGATCCATCACCATTCATAATCTCATTATCTTCAATCGCTAAAACTTTGCCCGGCACTCTCGCACTTAAATATGATGATAATTGAGGTGTGTCATTCAACATTTCCTCTGTTATTCTCATAGTTGTACCAATTCTTTCAACATTAACGCTTGTCGCAGTAATATCAAAATCAGATTGTCCAAGTGCTGAACCTTGTGCAGTTGCCGCCGCATTATCAGAATACCCTGATTCTTTTGGGAATCTAATAGTTTGTGCGTCTGTTGAACCTTGTGGGATTAAACTTCTGATGTGTTGTGATCTTGATGGATCATATTTGATCGCACCAACAACTGTTTCACCTGCAACAACTCCAGTATAATCCGCCGCCATAGTCATGTCCGCTTTTATTTCAAAAGATGATGCGTTTGCACTTCCTTTGACTAAACCATCAATTGCGCCGTCTTTAAATGCTTTTTGCAGTGCGCCTTTGAAAGTTTTTGATGATTCATTTGAAAGTGCTTTTTTGTTTTCCACTTCGATTGAATCCATTCTTTTTGTAGCATCTTCATATTTGGCGTTAAACTCATTAGTTAAATTTGAAATTTCTGATTTTAAAGAAGTTTCAACTTCACCTTTTGCGTTGTCTTTTGCCGAATTAAATGCTTTTTCAATTTTTTCATCAACTATATCGCCAATTTGATCAAGTTGATTTTTTACATTTTCGTCCATTATATTATTTTTTTAGAACATTAAACAAATATTTAAAAATCTCACTATCATCATTTTTTATTTGTGTCGGCTCTGTGACTTCTATATTAGTCGGCAAAGTGTTATTAAAATAAATTGATTTTAGTTTTTGAATTTCCGATTCAAGTGCAAATCCAAGTTCATCAGATATGTCACCTTTACGGATTAAAGACGCTATTTTATCATAACGCTTTAATACTTTATCGGGATCAACTTTTCCTTTTACATCTAATATCATCGCTTGATCATTTGCGGCTAAAGTGACCGCAGAAATTTCAAACAATTTAACTTCATTTATATGCCTATAATCCCCATTCATTTCTTTTTGAATTGGTAAAATTCCAACACTGTTTTCTGTAATTACTCCCGCTTTCATTAATTCAATTACATCTGAACCCAATCTTGTTTTTGGAATACTTGCTTCAAATATTAATCCCTTATCATCTTCATCTAAATTTAACATTTTTCCAAGCGGTTTATTCATATCATGTTGATATAAATATTTTACCCTTTTACCATTTTCATTTATTGTTTTTTTGTATGCGCCTTTATTTATGACGTCACCATCTGAATCAACATTTCCAAAAATTGATCCATAACCTTTTACAATGCCACTTTTTTCATCAGCATCAATTAATTCACCAATTTGGGTTGATTTAAAAATTATTGTTTCCATTTTACAAAGATATTAAATTTAAAATATTATTATTTATTAATTTTCATCATCAGTAAGGGCAACTGAAATTGCAACCGTACTTAAAAATTCATTTGTACTTGCATCATATTCATCGGGTTTTGGAAATGGTGCAGATTGGCATCTACAATTTATAATGTTTGAAGCTGAACCACTTTTATCACCGGGAACGAATAAAAACTCACCCCCCACCCTAAAAGATTTGTCAAAATCAACAATTTGACCATGAGCATTTGCATGTGATGATCTGACCCTTTCATCCATTGCTGTGATCCATTCCTTTTGTAATTGATTTTTATCAAAAATATCAGATGCACTTAAATGTGTTGCAAAATTAGCGGCAAAAGTTGATTCAGTTCTAATTAGTCTTTTAGCTTGTGATACTGAATACTTATTAAATTGTGATTGTAAAATTGGAGCTGATACCCTTTCATTTAAAACCATAAATTCAGGATCACGCATTAATTTTTTATATACTTTTTTTAATGTTTCTTTTGCAGTACCTTGTACAAGTGTAACCCTTTCAGCACCAACTATTTGTGCAATATTTTGAAATTTTTCAAGCCAAATCGTTTCATATTTAGCAATATTAATATCTTTTTTTATGAATAAACGAAAATTTTTAGCATACCATTTTGCAAATCTTAATCCAACATTAACATAAATATTTTCGTAAAGTCTTTTGAAATCTCTAATTAAAAATAAATCATTAAATCCATTAATGGTTTTATTTTGTAAAAATAAGTCAATAGATTTTTTATATTCTGTTTTATAATATTTCAACGCATTTTTTAATTCAATACGTTCAGCAATTAATAATTGTTTATCAAATTCTTTAATCCAATTTGATTTAATTTTTTTTAGTAATTGTTTTCTTAACATTATTAAACATTTTCAACAATTTTAATAATCCAATTATACATTGATTCACCACCTAATAAATTAGTTTTAAAATATTTTTTATCAAGATGTGGTGTTTTATGATATTTTTTTTCAATTATAAAATGGTTTTTTTGTTTATCTAAAATTAATTTAATTTTCTTTAAATCTTCTAAATTTAAATATTGTCTTTTTGATATTTTTTCAGATAATTCTAAATAATCTTTTTTTATTCCTTTTAACTTAAAATTATTTTTCCAATCAATCATTCGCCTACAATTATTTGTCGCGGTTTGTGGATAATCATTAAATTTAGTTTCTTTTGTTATTAAAGTTTTATCATCATCATCATTATTGTCATACGAATCAAGTTGTGGATCATTTTCAACATTAGTTGTCATAATATTTTCAAATTCTTGATGTGAATCAAATGGCATATAAACAGTTGTTCCATTTATAATCATAGAATGATAACCATCACCACCAAGTTCCCTTGCCCTGTCAATAGCCTCAGTAATTGTAGTAAAAACATTCGGGCGTCCAGTGACTTGCGTTTTTGTTTGTTTATCTAAAATTTCATTTACATCAATATCTATTTTTTTAGCATCAAAATCAATATCATCTTGATTTATTGGTAATAAATTTGCGGGAATAAACAAATCATCAAGTTTTTCATCTTCAATAATTCCATAACTCATTATTGAACGTTTTTCATTTGGCGTTAACCACCATGCCTTTGTCATTTGATCAACAACTTTTTCTTGTTCTTCTTGCAATTCAGGAATTACAGTATAATCAAAATCAATATATAATTTATCGCCATAATGTGGTGTTAACCATCTGTTTAATTCATCTCTAATTTTATTTAATTCAGGAATAATTGAATTTTGATATAATGCTTTTTTAGCTTCACGCATATTATTATATGTAGTTGATTCAGTGTTGTTTAAAAGTTGAACTGGTACATTATAAATATTACATAAATCTTTAATTGATGCATTATATTGTTCTATTAATGATAAATCTGATGCGTTTAAACCAAAATTTACCCATGATAATTTTTTTGGCGTAATTATAACATCACCTGCATTTGATGAACCCTGATATTGTTGTTTGAATTTTTCTTTTAATTGACGTGCTTGTATTTCATTCAAATCACCCTCATCGCTCATAAGTACCCCCCTCGCTGTTTGATTTTGCAAATATTTAACGCCAGTTGTTAGTGCTTCATTGTTTGCGGTCATTGTTCTTAATCCTGCCTTTAATGGTGACATACCATATAAATGTGAACCAGTACCGTCAACATAAGGATTAAAATCTTTAATGTGACAAACATTATCAGCATCAATTTTATGTGTTCCATTATAAGACAAAGAAAAACTTTTTACAGGTTCAAATAAACCACCTGAATTTATTTCAATGGCTTGGCTTGGCAAAACATAAAGTTCTTTGTATTTAGATTTATTAATTCCTGTATCGGGTGAAATACCGTAAATATATCTGTTTCCTGTTAATTTTCCAAAAGCCACAATTTCAGAAATAAATGATGTATAAGATTGATTTGGATTTGGGCGATTTAATAATTCATGCAATTCAGTATTATTTAATTCAATCAATGCCTTTTTTTGTAAGATTTTTGCATTATGTAAAGATGTTGAATTTATATCACCACTAAAAAGTGATTTATATTTTTTTAAATCATTATCATTTTGAATTTCATAAACCTGAAAAGGAATATTTGTTGCAGTTTTAGTAATTAAATTAATTAGGGAATAAATTGTTGAATTATAACGATAACCCTTATTAATATAAGTATCATCATTTTCAGGATTCCAAACAATTGAATCGCCTAAATAATTGTAAATTGCTTTGTTAAAATCAAGATGTGTTTGTTGTGCGTTTTTTGAAATGTAATTTCTTAATCGCTCTATTATTGATGCCATTTATTTAAAATAATTATTTATTACAAAAGTAATAATTAAATTACAAAGAAATTCGCCTTTTTGTTATATTGGGAATAAACTCCATAACGAATGCAGTCCATTTGGTGATTTAGGCGATCACACGCTTTATTTATTATTGTTCCATCTTTTAATTGTTCCCAAAAATAACCGTTATATTCTTTATAAATATTTTTTGATTCTTTACTTACAAAAATATCAAATTCTTTTAACAATGAAATTCCTGCGTTAATTGATCCTTGTCCTTTTATAGATGGTTTTATTAATAATCCCATTCTTTTCAAACTTTCAATTGATTTTGGTTCTGCGGCATCAGCATAAATTAAAATATTATGATAATTATTTTCTTTGAAAAAATTATACAAATCATTGTTTGTCATTCCTAATTTATATAAAATTTCGTGAATATATAATTTATTATTTTTTCTAAAAATTATAGCCCCCGCCGATGGATCATTTGAAAAACCAAAATCTAAACCAATAACACATTCACTTTCAATATCATGTTTTGGAAAATCTTTATAATCAATAAATTTCCAATTATTAAATATTTGTCTATTTGAGTAAACCGCTTTTTGCCCTTGTCCATAAACACGCCAAAAATCAGGATCACGATCTTTCATGCGTTCAATTTCTTTTATAATATCAGGTGATAAAAATTTATTGTCGTGATATGTAGTAATCCAAGTATCACAATCATTTCTTGGAATTATTTCATCGTAAATCCAATGCACTGGATCAGATGGATTAAAATCCATAATAATGCAATCAGTTGTTCGCATATTTATTTGCCTAAAATCTTCAATCGTTAATTCGTTAGCCTCATTTAAAATTGCAATATTTCTTTTGCGACCTCTAATTTTTTGCGGTTCATCAACTGATAAAAATTCAATTAAATGACCATCAAAAGAAAACGTGTTTTCAGCTTTATTATGAACTCCATTAAAATACGCAGATGTTTGTTCTAAAATAGAAATTAAATCTCTTAAAATTGATCCTTTAAGCGCAGGTAATGTTTTTCTTATTATGCTAATAGTTAATTTTTTGTTTTGGGCAAATAGTGGTTTTTTATCTTCATGCATTTCTGTAATTAACCAAACTATATATTGACAAATTGCGTAAGTTTTTCCTGAACGTGTTCCACCCTGATGAACTCTAAAACGCTTTTTAGATTTATATAGATCAGTAAATTGTCTGTTAAATTTTTGTTCGACTTTTATTTGTCCACTGGTTTCCATTCAATCAATGTTGATTTTAACCCCCCCTTGTGTTTTATTTCTTGACGTGTACCATTTAATCTATGTGCTTCATTATCTTCACTGATCATTTTCATTGCGGCAATTTGCAATGTAGGTTGATCACTATCAATCCATTTAGAAAGCATTTTTGTTTTTCTTGAAACTCGCATTTCCTCAACTGCCTTTTTTATAGCGTTTGATTCGTTTAATTTTAGATTATAAAAAGTGTTTTTTCCACAAGGTAAAAAAGCAACAATATGTTCAATAAACATTAGTCTATGTTTTTTAATTGCTAACAATGCTTTTTTTTCAAGTTCTTTTTTATCGTATGCCATTATTTTCTATTTGTATAAAAATTTATATTAAAACCAAATATTAATAAAAATATTTGAATTGTACGCCTTTTATTATCTGCGACAAAATCTAATTGTTCAATATCTTCATCAGAATAATTAATTCCAACAATTAAGCCATAAATTGGAAAAAAATCAATTTCTAACATTAAGAAAATTTTTTATAAAGATACAAATAAAAATTCCACATTTGTTGCATATAATCATCCTTATCATGCAAAATATTAGATGACTTATGTATTCCATCTTTTACATATATTAATTTAAACTTTCCTTTATAGGGTTCAGCATAAATTTTTATATTATTTTTTGAACACCACGAAAATGCATTGTAATGTTCTTGTTTAGTAATTACGTGTTTTTTCATTTTTTTTTGTTTTTATATAATAATTTTTAAAATGGAACGTTATCTTGTACAACGGTAAATCTTTGTCTTTTTTCATCGATTGAAATATACCCCCCACCATTTTTAAAATCGGGTGCAATTTCAAATTTACCTTGTTGTCCATTATCTTTTCGTTTTACTTTTTGAATATGTATCTGCACAACATCAGAACCAACAATTGATTTTTCACCAATTGATCTATAAACAGTGAAACAATTATATGCTTTATTAAAAAAATCACTTGATCCTGAAATATCATAAGGTGTAGGAACTTTATATATATTATTTTCAGTTTCCATTTTTCTCGGATGTGCAATCAAAAATAAATGTGTGTTTGTTTGTTGACAAAATTGTGTTATTTGGGACAATATTTTTCCAATATAATTATGATCTTTTTGTGCGCTATGATCTAAAAGATTATATGGATCAATAACACAAATATTAATTCCTTTTTGAAAAACAAGTTCACGAAATGCATTTAAAATACCATCAAGTGTTAAATTTTCAAAATCTATTTTAATAAAATAAAAATGATTTTCAATAAAAGATTTTGTTTTATTCAACAACTCATTATCACAATTTTTATTATTTAATTTATTGGCTATTCTTTTAATGTGTCCCTCATAGGGAAATGATTCAGGGGAAAACATTGCAATTCTAAAATCGTGGTTTAATGATAAATTACAACATATTTGATCAACAACATCAGATTTTCCCGCATTTGGTATACCCGTTACAACTGACCATTCACCAAAAGCCAATTTAAAATAATTATCGCTATTGCCTAAAAATATTGAATAGTTTTTTATACCATTGTTATTAAAATTCAGTACATCATTCCAAATATCATCAATATTTAAAATACCCTCTAATGGAAAATTTTTAGCTGTTTTTAAAATATTCAACAATTCATCTTTTCCTTTTTTCATTAATATTTCATTAACATCTTTAAATTCGCCAAAATCTATATATTTACAACGATATTGTCCAAAACGCCTTGCCAGTTCATTCCTTAATGTTAAACCCGCTTGATCGTTATCAGTACATAAAATAATTTCGTTTTTTTCTTTAAAATATTCCCAACAATTATCCAAATAATCCAATCTTTGGTTCCCTTTAGATGCGCCATTTGGAACGCTACAAACAGAATATACCCCCGCTTGATGTAAAGTAAGCGCATCAATTTCCCCCTCAACAATATAAATTTTATTCATAGTTTTTATATTATCAAGACCATAAAAAATCAATTCAGCGTTTGAAACCATTTTAAAATTTTTTTCACCGTCTCGAAATTTTATATTTATCAATTCATTATCTCGATAATAATTAAAATTTATTGCTTTACGTCTTTTATTTACTTGCGGAAAAAATTCGATTGATTCTGTTATTTTCCAATAGTTTAAAGTATCTTTATTAATTCCTCTTTTTTCAAACCATTTTATTGTTCTTTCATTAAGGGGTGATTTAATTTTAACAGGTTTTATAAATTCCTTTTTTTCTTTAAATTTCACATTTCCAGACCAACCACAATTATGACAATTATAAACACCTTTTTGTGTATTAATAGACAATGGGCGATCATGTTTATTTTTTCGTTTAGTATAACATTGGGGACATTTTAATTTTTGTTCAATATAATTTCCTTTAGGAAAAATACCAATATTGTTAAATTCATTAATCATTTTTCAGGTTTTAGTTAAAATTATGTTTATAATTATGTCTTTCAGTATTTAATTTATAATATTCAAAAGCCCTCATTCCTGTAATATGTGAATCAGTTGGAACAAAATATTTCCACCCTTTTGATGCACCAATATTTATATAATAAAAGAAAAAACAAGCTAATTTTTTTGATTCCTTTTCAAATATTACGGTTGCTGTTTGATCTGATGTGGGAATTATTTCTTTTAAAATAAATTTTTCATTCTTATAATTACCTTGTCGATTTTTTATTGAATATCTATTTTTAACAGTTTCAACATATTTATTTAATTCAATTGCAGTTTCTTTTTTCATATTTTAACACCTTTTAATTCTTTTCCAAATTTTTCAAAAAACACATCAACATATTTAACACCTTGTTTATTTTTTTGTCTTAATTTCAATATTGAATAAAAATTTTGTGACCAAAAATCATCTTTTAATGCTTTCATAGTTATGTAGTAAACTTTTCGTGGCGAATATTTATCTAATCGATTTAATTGATCAATACATTTAACCCAATTAATTTTTTGAGATTTTGTTTGTGGTCTATATTTTTCAGGAAATAATAATATTACATGATTAAAACACTTAATAATATCATCATCAAAATCACTGGCTTTAATTTCTTTTTTTGGTGATTTAGATGTTTTATTTACTTTATTATTATTACTTATATTATTAATATTATTATTAATATTACTTTGTTGCGGTTTTTGCCGCTGCGGTTTAACCGTCAACGGTTTTTCCGATTTCGGTTTTTGCCTTTTCGGTTTGGCGTTTAAATGATAATTATAACCTGCAAATTTTCCATCAATCCTAATTAATTCACGTTTTAAAAAACCATAACTAATTAATTCTTTTATTTTATTATTTATGGCGTCTTTTCCCTCTTTAAAATGATTGCAAATAAATGAAACTGTAATTTCAAAATCACTGGTATGTGAAAATAAAAAACAATATAAACCCGTTGATCCTAAAGTAATGTTTTTAAATCTAAAAATATAAGATGGGACAACCGTGAAATTGTCATATTTTTTGGGTTTAAATATTCGATTAATTTTAGTCAATTGTTTTATTTAGGTTTTTTTATTTAATTATGAATCATCTAATAATTTTTTTATTTTATCACAAAAAGTTCTAATATCGCCAAATATTTTTTGAAAATCATCAATTGATATTTTACGATCATCAAATAATTCATATAAAACCTCAATTAAAAGTTCATATTCAGCAAGTGTCATCGTTCCAACATATTCATATTTTACAGAAATTTCACCCGCAGTTGTTGTTGTGCGCCACATTCTTTGATCAATTTCATTCCAATAAACATTCCTATATTCATTTTTAAACATCATCAAAATATTTTTTTATTTTTTCAATACATTCATCATAAGAGTTTGACCAAAAAACACTCCAATTCGCATTTTCAAGCGTTTTAAGACACTTTAATTGATTTTCGGTGGGTTTATTATAACCAACTTTAATTTCGATCGCTAAACCGCTATTTTGCAAATTAGGGGTAAAAATCATAATATCAGGCATCCCCGATACCCCCCCCAAGTATTTAAATTTATATCGCTCAAATGGTGTCCTTTTACCCTCATTTGGGATATGTACAACAAAAGCATTTTTATAATTTAGTTTTATGAAAGTCATTACAGCATTATGCAATTTATCTTCTTTTGTTAAATAATTATCAAAAGCATTCCCCATTTTATTCAGTCGATTTATACATATATCAAGTAAATTTAAATAATTACTTTTAAAATTTTTATCAAAAGAATTAAAATTATCAACTTGTCGTATTCCGTATAAAACAGTTGCATGATGATTATTGGTATATTTTCCAATTTCATTATATGTTGTTTTTTCCAATAATTCATTACATAATTTGAAAAACATAAAACGGGGGTAAACATACTCTCTTTTATTAGTTTTCTTTTTTATATCTACTTTAAAATAATGATTTGTTAATTTTAAAAATACATTTATTTTAAATTTATTAGAAAACATATATATTATTTTTTATAAAGTAATTGAACCATCATCCATCATATTTTGATTTGTATAACCTAAAGGAATTTTTGTTTCCAAATAAAATTTCCAATCGCTGATTGCTTTTTTATAAGCATCACGACCATGTTCAATCATTTGATCACTTAAATTATATACTGCAATAGAAAAAGGATGTTTTGTTTCTACGGCAATAAATTTAAATTTTTTTGGATCATATCCAAGCGCATCACAATAAAATGTTGCCTGTAAATCATAACATAAATCATAACAT